ATCAAGTACATACCAGTTGAAGTATCACTGGTGAATGAAAACGCTGGTGCGGCTACACTGCCGTTGTTTGCCAAGAAACTACCGACAGCGGACTGAGATGACAAAACAGATAAGTTGATACCGTCGCTCAATATCAGAGCTGATACACCATCCGCAACTGTTACAGTTGTTCCTAAGCTGCCAGAAATCTGTAATGTGATGTCGTATGTAGAAAAACCAGTTTGGTTATTAATAACATACAACTGAGTAATAGCCGGCAACTCAATTGTTAAATCAGTTGTGCGAGTGCCAGAGAACGCCACGTAGGTTTGAATATTTGGAGCGTAGGTCACTAGACTATAAGTAGGACCTACAATACTGTCCACATCATATGTAGCAGCTGTGTACGTTACCGCTGTCTGACGAGCCAAGCCAACTGTAAAGAAGTTCCCTGTTGTCTCATCGTACACAATGGTCGCTGAGTCAGACGGGTAGAATATTAGGCTTGTGTTGCCGTCGATTGTCTGTGTGCTGTATGGGTCAATTGTAAGCGCGCCGGTACCGCCGTTACGCACCATGATAAACCAACCATTATCAATGGTTGATGGGTCTGGTAAGTTGAATGTACCAGCGCCACCGGTCCAAACGTAGGCCAGTGCTCGGCTGCTTTCTGTAAACGTAGGGGCTACGGAAACAGCAATAACGTCTGTTGAAGTTTCTAACTTACCAGAGCTATTAATCAAACCATTACCAACCAGTGACGCGGCATCAGCAATAGATGTGCCTGCACCAAACTCAACGTTACTCCAGATACCTGCAGCTGTTGTATTATCAGTTAAGTAAAAGTATAAGGCGTCACCAACGGCTACCGTAACACCGTTTAACCCTGTAGAGTCAACCACAGTGAACGCATTGGAGCCTTTGTTGCGGATAAGAATGTCCGTACCAACAGAACCTTGAGTTGCGTTTGGCAATGAAATAGTTAGGCTGGCTGCTGTTGCAGTACAGTCCATCACACGAGCAGCCGCAACGGTTGTTGCCCCTGGTACAGCGTAGTTAGGCCATACCAAAACCTGGTTAGTACTGAACGTTAAAGAGATGTAACTAACGTCGGTAGGCTGTACTACGTCGCCAGTAAATGGTGATACAAATGTCGGCATTACGGCTCCTGTATGCTAGTGTTACGGTCAATGTTACGGCTCGCGTTTTCGCCTTTCAGAGCAGCCATAGCTTTGTCGTACATGCCTTGCCATAGTTGTAATTTATCTGGACTCTTTAAATAGCCCTGACATTGTAATAATGTGCCAAACAAAAGAGCCTGTGGGGCTTCTCTTGTGATTAAGTTTTCTTGGTTAGATGAATCTAACGGCTGGATACGGCTGTAGTAAATGATTTCTACTGGGTACGCAGCGTCTGGCTTTGGTCCCAAGGCCCAGTGGTCGTAGTCATAGTCAGCGTAGTACATAGGCTGTGAGTTGCTAAACTCAGACTGCACCTGTGCCACGTAGTCTTGTGAGCGGTGTGTTACAGGCTCACCGTTAATCTTCATGGACACAGTCTTACGCCAACGAGCTGGCTTTGACAACGTGCCTTGTGTAGGAGTAAGAGTTGTTGTAACTACGTTTAATTCCCAAAGTGTCTTTACTTCTGCTGCGATGGCTTGCTCGGCAATACCAATTAACATAGGAATTTGGTCAACAAAAGATGCGTCATCTCGCTCAGAATATCGAATGATATCCTGAACAAGATTGTTGTAGGTCATTACATATGCTGCCATGATTACCTTGTGTAGTAAGAGTAGTTAGGTCTAAAGAAGATTGGTAGTTCGTCTTCCTCACCGTTCTCAGCGCCTTGTAAGTGTTTCATTGCCTGTGCTTCTAAGTACTGAATTCTGTTCAAATCAATACCTGGCAACTGCAGTGCCAACTCATGGCTTAACATAGCTTGTACGGCGCGCAACCAACGGTTAGGCACATACAGCTCATTGCTGAGGTTACCCACGTCCCAAGGTTGCAACTCTAGTACCATCTGCAACATCTGGAAGTCGTTGTTTGGAACCGGCCAGACACGAATCTGTGGCTCAATCTTTTTGTCGAACCAGTACTGCAATGCGCGGTTAGAAGAGAAGGCCTGCTGTGGTAGGGCAAAGTAATCGTCACGGTTCATAGGAGCCATTGGGATAACTTGCTGTACGTAGTTGAATGTAATTTGACGAAGTGAGAATGTAGAAGCTACAGTCTCACGCAATCTGTAGTAGTTATGATTTACTGTGGTGTTGATTGGGTAATAGGCCCACTCACCATCAGACAATGTAGTTGTTGGTAATGTCTCGATGTTAGACCAAGTAACTCCGTCTGTGCTTGATTCTAAAACCAAGTTGTACACTGCTGAACCGCCACCAGAAACGTAGGCGTTAAATCCTACATTAGTGATTGTTTCACCTGAGCTGTAAGACGCACCAAACCAGTTATTAGAACCGGCGATAGATGTAGCAAAACCATCTAAGTTGCCGTCAAACAACAATGACGCGTTGGTGTTTGCCGCAGGCAATGCTGCTGTTATTTGTGGTGCAACTTGGTAAGACCAATTTGCTGCACGAATACCAATTGTTGTGGCTGGTAGGTCAACTACCTTTTGACCATTGACAAGACCAATTAGGACCTCTTTAATCATCCACAAGTTAACGCCTTTGTTTGGCAAATCTTGTAGGATGTAGTAAAGAGATTGTTTGGCTGCGTCAATGTACTGAGGAGTTTGTTCTTCTGCTGTTTTGCCAGCGGCACGGAACGCGTACTCAATCAATTGAGCAACTTTAATTTTTGTTTGATTTTCTGTATTTGAGTACGCCACGGTTTATCTTCCTCTACCTGCTGCTTTTTTAGGCACCTTGTTAGGTAGGTTCTTAGATGCTGGACCCGCCTTCATGAACTCCTTGCCAACCTTCTTAGGTATGCCAAGTGTGCTTTTGCCAGCAGCTGCGGCACCCATGGCACCTCGCTGCGCTTCTGACTTATACGGCATTAGATTGCGCCACCACAGGCACGACCGATTGCAGTAACGCCTTTTAATATTGCGCGTTCTGCGTCACTAACGTTGCCTTGTCCAGCCATCTCTTGACCAGCAAACTGAGACATTTGGCTTGGAGTTAAGCCTGCGCCTTGAGCATTCTTTGTGCGAGCCATCTTGCGCTGTCTTTCAGATTCCATCATCTTGCGGTCTAACTCAGACATAGCGCCTTGACCTACAGGAACGTTGCCACCCATTTGGAACATTGGTAACTCGCCTTCCATCGGCATTTCTGGTGCAGCCATACCCATTGGTTTAGCAGGAGCTTGTTTTGTCTTAGGAGCTTTCTTCTTTGGCTCTGAACCTTTTTTCTTGATGCCAGCGATGTCTTTCTTGTCTTCGGCAGTCTTCTTCATGCCAATAACTTCGCCGCCTTTTTTGTACTTCTTAACTGAGCCGGCTTCTTTTTTACAACGACCGCCAGTCTTTAACTTTAACTCTGTCTTGCCTTCGCCTTTGTGTTTGGCTGACTCGTGTTGGCCCACGGCTTTTTTAACGATGGCTTTGTCTTGCTTCATGTCTGCCTTGTCACACTCTGCTGTCTTGCGTGACTTGTATCCAACTTGACCGCCTTCTTTGAAGCAGGCAATCTTAGGGTTTTGCTTAAATCCGTCCATGGTATTTCCTCGAGGTTAAATGTTTAAATGGGATTGTGCACATCCCTAATACTAGATATACAAAAAAGGGGCCTATTACGCCCCTTGGAGAAACAGTTTGTGCTCCTTATATCGTCGCTTTGTCAATGACTTAGGCCTGTCCCAGTTCAACATTGACTTGGCCGCTAACATGTAGTTGCCGTCGTTTAGATGGCGCATGGTGTGAGAGCGTTCAAAATTATCGTGTCCAATGTTAAAGCAGAGGCTCATCAGGGCGTCGAATTGACCCTGGGTAAGGGGCTGGGTTACCCTGTGCTTTATAACGTCCTCACAGGGCCTCATATCGTCTCTCAGGAGGCTGTGTATTTGCTTGTCTGATAATGTAGCATAATAGAGGTGTGCCTCATTGCTTTTAATGAGGTGCCCTACGCCAATGGTCATGTTGCCGTACCCGTCGTCGTAAGCCTGGTTCTTGACACCCTCAAAGCGCTTAATGAGCTCGATGGTGGATGTTTGAATACCAATCTCTGGCTCTTTTAAAGTCTTTGGATAATCATGTAAGGCTATGATTAGTATGACAAAAAGGTAAACTGCCCAAAATGTTAGTCTTGATTTCATACTACTATATATACAAACTTTAACACTCAAACATCTCTTTTTCGTGCGTTCTGCGTTTGACCAGGCCCGGGAGTGTCTTAGGGCCAGCCTTCGTCCATACCAAAAACTGTTCTGCAGCGCCCTCGTAGTCGCCTCTGTTGAGCTTCATTCTGAGGGTGGAGTTTTGTAAGCTACCTAAACCAACGTTAAATGAGAACGACACCAAGGCGTCAAACTGCCCTTGGGTTAGTTTGACTTTGATGAGACGCAATACACCAGCCTCAAACCTAGCCAAGTCCTTGCGCAGTATCTCATCAATCTCTTCGGCGCTCAGAACCCTATTCCAACCGTCAGGAATAGGGAGTGCCTTTCTATCAGCAAATGGAACTTTAGCATGATTGGGGTCAATAACGTGGCCCACGCCAACCGTCCAAAGCAAGGCTGGACATTGGTATGGTTTGTTTCTAACTCCTTCATCTTGCTTTATCTGATTGATGCACTTCTGACTTACTCTCATTTTTTCTGCCAGTTACGTGAACCAAACCAGAAGCCAATGATACCGCCAAGCATGGCCATCTCGTCAGAAGAGAAAATCTCGCCAGCTAGTTTAATCAAATCATCAATGTTAGTAATAATGCCTGGGTGGGTAAACGCATAGATACCGATACCTACGTTAATCACAAATAGTTCAATGACGAACAAGTATGTGACCATTGGACGGACTGTGCCAACGAATGATGACACCCATGGAGAAGCACGTTCAAGAACTTTGGCGTCGTGCTCGTACGCAGCCTTGGTCATTTCCATGTCAGCATTGATAGCAATCTGGTCTGTACGGATTTCTTCTACCTTGGCCTGAGCAATGAAGCCACGCTCCATCATCTGTAGCTCACGCTCAGTCTGCATGCGAGCCAACTCTAGCTCGTGTGCCTTGTCAGACTTATCCTGGAAGAAACCCAATAGGCTTGGCAAGCCTGATACCAATAAGCCGCCCAGTGTTGAAATAAGTGATAGCATGTTAGTTTCCTAGTCTATTAGTTGTTGCTCTCTTGATAGCGTTCAGTTGAGTGTTCATGGAGTCGTTGACTGCCTTTAACTCTACTTCCTGCGCGCGAGCCAAGGAACGTACCTCTTTCTGGGTACTATCTGCTACTGTCTTCGCCTCCCTGGCATTGAGGAGGGCATCAGATGCACGCTCCTGCAATTTGATAATCGTCTCTTGTTGAGCCGCTACTTTTTCTTCTAGTACTTCAATCTTACGAATTGCCTTGGCTGCTGACGACGCTGTGTCGTCGTAGCTCTCGTACATGGACTTGACTTCGTTGTACTTTGTGATTGCGTTGTAACCAAACAATCCAATCGCTGGCACCACTGTAATCAATATACCAACCAGCATGGTGTTCTGTTTGGCCCAGTCTAGTAAACCGTTGACCTTGTTGGTTGCGGCTTCTAGTTTTGCTATATCGCTCATTGTTCAATCTCCACAGAATTTTCTTTTAGTTTATTAACATCTTGGATGATGGTTGGCATGCCTGTTTGGATTAGTTCCAAACCAAGTGCCTGGTATTTAATAATATCTTCCGGCATGTTTAAACCAAACGATGTGGTTGGGAAGATGTTGTACTGCGTAATACTGTTTGCCTCTATGATGTTCATGGCCGACAGCAACTGCACACGAGCCACAATCTGTTGCGTCTTAGTGGCTGGTCCCGGAGTGTTTATCTTTACACTCGGTTGAGCAGGTGTTGACGTGGCAGAGCTTGCTGGTGCTGGGGCATCTGAACCAGCCGAGCTCGTTGGGTCTTGTGTCGTTGGAGCCGACACAG